CATTTCGACCACGAAGGTCATATGACAGTATATCACATGCCATATCTTAAAAAAGAAGTCGGACTTATGTTAGGATACTTTAAAAAGAAAACCATTTTAGATGAAAGTAAAAAGAAACGTCAAAGGATTGAATATTAATTATGTTACCAGAATACGTTACAAAAAGAACTATTATTTGTCGGAAATGTCCGATATATGACAGTGAGCTTAACATGTGTAATGCGAAGCTTTATGTAAATCCTGAGACTAACGACGTATCAACTGAACCTAAAGAAGGCTATATAAAAGGTTGTGGATGTCATTTAGAATGGAAGATTAAAAATATAAACTCAAAATGTCCAGCAGGAAAATGGTAAAGAAAATATTGATTAAAATATGGCATATAATTATTGGAACATATAGAAATATTTTCAATAAGAAACAAGATTTGGCAACACAACGTCTCAAGTATTGTAATAAGTGTGAACATCGAATGATGTTTATGGGACAATATATTTGTGATCAATGTGGTTGTATTTTAGAGAGTAAAGTAAGAGTTGAAGATGAACACTGTATGATTGATAAATGGTAAATGAGTATGAATAAAAATGAAAAGTTAGCCCAGGATTTAATGGGCATGGAAAGCACAGGAAAAGCTTTCACTGTGAATGGTAAAGATGCCAATGAAATGTTATTAGAAGAACAAGCTACAAAGTTTAATGAGAGTGTAGGTAAAATTAATGACAAGTTTGAAAAGCATAATGAAGCATTGATGGAATATGCAAGAGCAATTTCACATGATATTAATGGTTTAGAAATTATGCCAGGAACAAGTTATTTACTTATCAAACCTTTCGATACAAATCCTTTCCAGGAAGTTAAAATAGAAGGCGGAATTATTACTGACTTAGGTGGAATGACTCCTCAATATAAATCTAATGAGACTGGTGAAATTGAACAAGAAGAGCAATTCATTAAGGTAGGAACTGTTATTGAGACAGGTTATGAATGCAAATTCGTTAAGCCTGGTGATGTTGTTTTCTACACTATAGCTAGTGCTACTATGGTTCCATTCTTCCGTCAAGGCTTTGTAACTGTTGCAGAAAATAGAGTCATGGCTATCGTTAATGAGAATCTAACAAAACGTAAAGAAGATTATGGAAGAAAATGAGAAAGTGTATTTTAAGCCTGGAGACTGCGTCACATTGAGACAACATAATATGATGGAGGCTCCAGTTATGCTAGTTCTACGTAAGGAACAGGCATTATTTAAAGATAGTTCCGGACTCAAGGGTATTAAATGTAGATGGTTTACAAAAGACGGATTAATGCAAGAAGCCGTATTTAATACTAAGGATCTTATTAAAATAGAGAAGTGATGATTAATAAATATCAAGCAGGTGGTGCTGCTCAAGGCAGTATTCTACAAGAGATAGCAAAGCTTCCACAAGACCAACAAAAGAAAATCATGGTCGCCTTTGGAAAATGGGCTTAGGCTAAAGGTTTGAATATTCAACAGTTACAAGGTAATGAACAAGCTTTAGAGCAAGCTATGGGACAATTCTTACAAGAAATGCAAAGTGCTCAAAAAGCTAGATTTGGTGCTAAGCTTAACTATATTCGTACTCTTAAAGGTAACGCACCTGAAGGAATGGTAGTTGAATATTACAAATGTGGTGGACAAACAAAGAAAAGATTTGTCAAAGCCGCCGGAGGCGAGAAAGTAAAAGATGGGAAGAAGGAGATTGAAGATTTTAAAAAGAAGAAAGCATGTAAAGGTTCTAGCTTAAAATTTGAATTAGGAGGTGAAGCTCCTAAAGAGAAAAAATCTGAGAAACCACAACAACGCTTAGACCCTAAGACTACTAAGAAATTACCTGGTGGTAAGTATCCTTCTTACTGGACTTCTAAGGAAAGACAAACTTGGGAAAGACTTCATGGTGATAATGATGAAGGAGCTGGTACAGTAGAGAATAAAGGAATTGGAAAAAATTGTAATGGTGGTAAAGCTAGAAAGCATTTCTTCGGAGGTAGTTTAGTCCCTTTTTATCAACATGGAACATCTAAGGGTGGACTAGTTTACAATATGACTAAACCTTATATGTTTGATAATAATGAATATGTAGATTTAGAAAGTCGTCCAGATAAATTTGGTAGATATGTTAGTATGAGTAGGCAAGTATCTCCAAGAAATGATGGAACTTTTAATAATGATACAACATATTATGCATTTATCCATGATAATAATGGAGAAGTTACAGGTTCTGGAAATTATTTTATAAATCAGCATGGTAATCACGGTGATGGATTAACTCCAAAAACAGCTTTGAATAGACCTTTTAATAATTGGAGAGATTATTTTGAACATCTTCTTCAATTAAAAAAATAGAAACAGAAAAATGCTTAGAGACCTACACCAAGACCTTCATCTGGTAAATATCAACTAAGTATGGCTATGGAACAATAATTAATTAAAAACTGGTTAGGATTATGAATGTGTTTATGTATAATAACCTTACAAAGGTACTTGAGTTAAATGAACCAGAAATACTATTAGTAAAAGAATTTAACGATTTATTAAAAAGAGACAAGTCGAAAACTAAAGATAGAGCTTGGGCCGAATTTACATATATATATTTGGCGATCGATTGGAAGAGCCCTTATAATCAATATACAGAGCAAGAAAAACATGAGGAAGCTCTAAGCGACAGCGGATTAACAGAAGAATAGTTCAATGACCCTATCTTTAGGGCGGCTTGTAGAAAATATAGAGCACTACAAGATTCTAATAAGTCTATCAAATTATTAGAGTCTGCTAAACGTGCTGCTGACCAATTCATAGATTACTTCGATACGATTGTAGATTTAAATGAACGTGACCAAAATGGTAAGCCTGTTTTCTCTGCAGAAAAGGTTATGAAAGAAATGTCACAACTTCATAAAGTCCATGAAGAACTTGTAACTCTTGAAGAACAAGTTAAGAAAGAACTTACAGAACAATCTACAATTAGAGCTGGTATCGAAGAAGGATTTGATCCAGGAGACTTCTAATGCCTAGAAAGAAAAAGTTACCTGAAGAGATTCAGGTTATAATCGATGATGTACAAAATAAGGAAATAGAAGAAGATGCTCAAGAAGCTAGAGAATTAGTTTAGCAAATAAGAGAAGAAAGAGACGCCAATAAAGATTATTGGGATGTACCAAAGGATCAGAAAATTGATGTTTTTGATCCTACTCTTTCTTATGAATTAACTGGATATAGACCAATTACTGAAACACAAGGTTTGGACTTTGATCCGGAATGGTTTACAGAAACTCGTAAGGTATTTGAAAATACTGGTTAGTATTGTACTTATCTTAGAGGTAGTAAACGTTATAACGAATTTTGGCTTGAGCAATATAAGCGTTGTAAATACGGAATGACTGTTAATGGTTATCGTATTACAGGTGATAATTATTTCTTCTTAAACTTTTATAGATTACCTCTCGTAGATGAAACCAAAGCATCGGGTTCAGGACTTGATGAAGGATTTCCAATTTTCTTTGCTTCGCATTATATGTTTTTCCACTACTTAGAAATGGCAAGAGTATTACATAAACATGCAGCCTTATTTAAAGCACGTTCTATTGGTTTCTCAGAAATCAATGCATCTTTAGCTGCTCGTATGTATACAGTAATTAGAAGAAGTAGAACAATGATTACTTGCTATAATGATACTTTCTTAAATGGTACATTTAGTAAGTTTGATCATGCTCTTACATTCTTAAATACTTGCACTGGTGGTGGAATGTTTGAACCGCGTATTATTGATAAATAGCTTCATAAAAAGTCTGGTTATCAATAGAAAGTTCAAGGACAGTTTGAAGACTTTGGATTTAAATCTGAATGTATAGGAATCAATGCTGCTAAACCATCTAATATTCGTGGTGATCGTGTTGATTTATTGATCTATGATGAGGCCGGTTCTTGGCCTGGACTTACAACTGCTATTGTGCAGGGACAAGAACTTTGTGAAGTACAAGGTGTTCCTCGTGGTACTATGTTATACGGAGGTACTGGTGGTGATATGGGTGCTCCTCTTGAAGGACTTAAAAAGATATATTACCATCCTAAAGCTTTTAAAGTTTTACCTTTCCGACATAACTATACTCAAGATGGAACATATATAGATAGTGGATTCTTTATTCCATATTTCGTTCAATCACTTAGATCTGAATTTATGGATAATAGAGGAGTCTGCTTACAAGAAGCTTATAAAAAAGAACTACAAGAAGAGCGAGATAATCTACTTGCAGTTCCTGAAGAATATTATAAAAAGTGTGCTGAGCGATGCTGGTTTGCAGAAGAAGCATTTAACTTGGAGGGTGTTAATAAATTCAACAAGATAAAAATCTCCGAACAACTTGCAACAATCAGATTACACAAATTAGGACCAAGACCTGTATCAGGATATATAGATTATTTTTATAAGAACGGAAAACATACTTATGAAAATATAGACGGAATTAAATGGATACCCCATCCTGACGGCAAGGTTAAAATTCTGGAACATCCAGTTTGGTCTGAATTATACATGGAAGAAGTATAGAAATAGAAAGCTATTGCTGAAGAAAAGGGAGAGGAATTTGAAGTGCCTGCTTATTCAGAAATGGAAAACTTATATGTAGCGGGTATAGATGGTATCGACATTGGTCAAAACCAAACTTCAAAGGAGACAAAAGATCCCTCAGATTTCTGTATGATTATTAAGAGGAGAGCATTCGGTATGAATGAACCTCAGATAGTTGCTATGTATAAAGATAGACCAGCAAACATTAGAGAAGCATATAAAATTGCTATGTGCCTTGCAAGATATTATAATTGCAAGATTAATATAGAGGCTACTCGTATGGGTATGATTACATGGGCTCGTGAAAATCACGGACTACAATACTTTATGAAAAGACCTCGTGCTACTCTCACGGACGTTAAATATGGAACAACCAAATCATATGGTACACCTGCAACTAAAGTTATTATCGAAATGCATACTGACTTAACTGCAGACTATGTAGAAGACTATTGTCATAACATATGGTTTGAAGAGATACTTGATCAATTAACAAGTTACAATGATGAAAACAAAGGTAAGTTCGATATTGTGGCTGCCTTTGGTATGATGGAACTTGCAGATCAAGAACTTTCAGGTAGATAGCCTGTAAAGGTTGAACAAGATAACGCAGAGTTCCAAGACTTTGGTTATTGGAAAGATGAAAAAGGAATTCGACATTTTGGTATAATTCCTAAGAAATAGAAAGTAGAATATAAACTAAAGGTAGAGGACGAAAATGACGCATACCGATTTGAAACAAGCGATACTCGACTGTATTAGGCAGTTGTACAAAATGGAGTTCATAGGTGAAATTAAGATAGAAGACCTTGATCCAGTTGGCTATAAGGTCTCTTTGAATCTTGACAGGTCAGAGAATCCTTTAGTTTTAATAGCCGATTTACCAGATGATGAGTTCCTTGAATTTATGCGTGAGGAAATTCGTAGTCGCAAATTGCATAAAGTAAAACATTACTTAGCTACGAAAGTTCCCGGCGATACAATAAAACTTTGTAATGAGCGAGAAAGAACTTGTAGACAAGACGAACGAAGTCATTGCGGAACTTGTATATGATAAGCATGAGCTCCAAAAAGCTTATAATTATTATAACGGTAAAAGAGATCCGGAACAGTTTAAATACTTAGAGGAAAACTTCGGAATAGGTAGTCCTACATCTGTAGAGTTTACACCTTTATTAAAGAAACATGTTGATGCTTTGGTTGGTGAGTATTTAGGTACTCCTATTATTCCAAAAATCTCATGTAAGGATGCTGATACTATTAGTGCTATAACAAGAGAGAAACAACTCGAAATTACTAATGGTATTGTTAAATTCTTAAAAGAACATTTGACTAATTCGTTAGTTTAGATGATACAAGGTAAAGACCCTACTGATGTGGCTATCAAACAATAGCTAGATAAAATAGTTTAGGACATAGATCAATCCTTTGTTTCTCAATATGAGATA